CCGCTCATCAGCTTGCCACGGCTGGCGAAACTGTTCTCAAGGCTCTTGGTGGCCTCATCCTGAAGGAACTGATAGCCGGGCGTCTGGCGCAGGGTTTCTGTCATCGATCCGAGCCCGGAATCTGTCCCTGACTGGTCCGTCACAGTGGTCTTCTGAGGGGTCTCGACCGCTTGTTGCGTCTGTTGCGTCTGGGGCTGGCTGAACACGTTCTGCGTTTCGTACTGCGGAAGCTCCCGGCCTTCAGACCGTCCAAACGTGTTGTAGTGGTATTCTGCGGCCTTGTTGATGTCGCCCCCGAACTGCTGGAGCGATTTCGGGTTGTTCTGATAGTATTGCGCGACATCCGGATTGGCTTGCAGGTAGGCTCCCCAATCCGGCCCGCTCTGAGGCTGGCTGATCTGCCCTGTTCCGTATGAGCCAGATGCAAACACGTTCTGATTTGCGGGGGCTTGCGTGGTGCCTCCAGGCGTCGTGTGGCCGAGCAGGTTCATCAGCCCGCTATCGCCATACATGCCCTGCAGGCCCGCCTGATAGTAGGGCTGCTGCAAGCCGCGCTGGTCATAGTAAATCTCTCGGCTGAGATCGACTTGCTTCTGTGCGGCATCAGATTGGGCCGCTGCGGCCTGTTTGGCGGCTTTGGAGGCCTTGCTTGCCCCGACAACTGAACCAATTCCGCCTATTACGGAACTGCCGATAATTGCTGTGACCGGATCAATTCCCATGGCTTTGCCTCACATATGTTTCGCTTCGTTTTTCAAATCCGAGACGCTTCAGCATGTCCGAAACGTCTTCGTGGCCGACCTGCACCTGCGTGACTGCTACAGGGTCCGGGATTATTTCTTTCAGGATGCGGCGGGTCATCCATTTGCCGCGCCACTCAGGCAGGACAGAAATGTGGAACTCCGGCCCTCTGGTATAGACGGCCCCAATAGCTTCGCCGTCCTTGTCGATCAGGCGGACATCCCAATCCGCCATGGCTGCTATGTATGCCTCATACGAGGGCCATTCGGTCCAATCCGTAGCCTCATACCCCACCCGCAGGGCAGCTTCCCGGTTGTCAGATAACTGGATCACCAGTGGCCCTAATATTCAGGCGGAAGGTTACGAGCAGCCCACGTTTCGGGCCGCTCATCAGGGACGCTTTTCAGCTCGCGCAGGAGGTTTCGTACGTCAGAAAAGAAAATAGCGGCATCTTCAGAGGCGAGCAGGTTGGAGACGGTCTGCCTCCAGTCTTCCTCGACAATCGGAACGCGCGCCCCCCACGGGCTGTAGGCGTGGAACTTGCGGCCCCATTCCATGACGGTTTCGAGGTCGGCTGGTGTTGCTCGCTTGATCATCGGCGCGTCACACAGGCCCCGGCTGGGTGCTTGGCGTGCGCCCGGCACACTTTCAGCCATTCCGGCCCGTGCTCGCTGATTTCGATCCCGTGCTTGCGCCATGCTGCCAGGTGGCTGACTTCGTGGTCAATAATGTCGCGGATGTCCTTCACTTCCGCGATGGCCTTGGAAATCCACAACTCTTCCCGGTCGCTGTCATAGCGGACTGCGCGCGCATACTCGTTGGACTTCAGGCGGCCATCCTTGCCTTCCATGACAACGCGCGGGAAAGGCGTGATGCCGAAGCTCTTGAGGCTTTCAACAGCCTCCTTGGCGAACACGTTTTGCTGTGGCTTACCGGTTTCGGGCATGGCAATTGACACGAGCAGCAGCGGGATCAACCGCCAGTGCCGCATGTCCCTCTCATGGCTAGATTACGGTCCATCGGACTTGCGCAGAGCCCTCTTTGGAGCCGCTGGAATCAGTGACAAGACAGCGCGCAACAGCCGTGACGTCGCCCGTAATGTCGCGCTGGGCTTGTGTGGTGGCGCTGGTCGGGGCCGTGAACGACACAGCCGAATCGCTACAGGTCCACAGATAAGTGACCGAGCCGGTTGTGTTCGTGGCCGTGCAATTGAGGTTCCCGGTCGTCTTACCGGACCCCGATGCGCCGGAATAGAACCCGCCCGTCATGGCAAGGCTCATCCCACCCACTTCATTGCTCAGATCGTTTGATCCGAAATACACCTTCCCATCGGTCGCAAGGCAGAACACGCCATTCGTCTTGGTCTCGGAATTGAGCGCCACGCTGTCTGCGCCGTACCAGATGACCAGATCACCAGACGCCGGGAACGGGCCAAGGATACGCAGGCGATAGCCGCCGCCGTCCTCGGTGTAGATCGTGTTATATGTGTCCTCAAATACCGTGTCAGAGCCGAAGAATATCTGCTCTGCGACAAGCGCGATGCTGGACCCGCCAGAGCCGTCGCGCAGGCCGATGCGGGCCGGATCGCCGCCCCCGGCGGATGCCTCCACCACAAACTGCGCAATCGCGTCGCCATTGGTATCGACAAAGGCTTCCTTCATGGTCTTGACGTAAGCGCCGGCCTCATATTGTCCCTGATCGGACGTGTAAGCCGTGGCGGTGGCGTTGCGTTCCACCTTCACGCGGCGGATGCGCAGCGAATCACCGGACGTGACCCCGTTGAAGTACCACCGGAGGCGGCCTTTCACCGTGCCAGACGGGATGGACGAAATGCCCTCGCTTTTAATCCGCGTCCAGCTGGTCGCAGTCGAGGCCACCAGCCCCTCGCGCGAGAGAAGCGTGGTTGAGTCCCAGCACTCCAGATCACACCGGACTTGTCCGCTGCCCGCAATCGTCGGGCTTTGCTCATAGGAAAAACTGTAGCTGCCAGAGTCCACCATTTCGAAAAATGGCGAATACCCCATGACCGTGGTGCCAGTTATCGGCGCGCTCGCATTCCAATACGTGCCGTTTACGTTGTTGGTTGCGGCACCGTAAACCAACGTCCAGCCATCTTCACCCAACTCGAAATTAGAGTTGGGTGCCAGGTTCGGGCTCGGCCCGCCCACATACGCTTCCAGCGTCTCGATGGATGTGGCATTGGCGCTGTCACCGTCTGCGCGGGCCGTGGCTTCGGTCGAAATAGCCGCCGTGTTAACGCCAACCGTGGCGGTCAGATCCGATATGTCAGACGCCAACGCACTATCTGCACTGGCGCGAGCTGTGGCTTCGGTCGTGATCGCTGCGGCGTTCGTTGCCACATCGCCTTCAATCGCACTATCAGCGGCCTGATACTCTGCCCGTAGAGTGGTTTCCAGCGTGGCACGAGCGCCGCTTGCATCGGATGCCACAACCGCATCTGCTGCGATATAGGCGCTCGACACAGCGCCATCCGCCGCCTGATAATCCGTTTCAAGCTGGACAATGTTCGCCCGGTTCCGGTTCACGCCGCTGACAATCTCACCCGCCAGCCGATCCTTGCCGTTGAAGTAGTTCATCACCGCGCGGGTGATATTGCCTGTCCGGTCCAGCCAGTTACCGCGTGGCAGCGGTTCGCCGGTCTTGGTCTCGATGTCGTCTCCGGGCGTAATCGCCATCAGGTGGTTTCACCCCAGATGACGCCTGTGACGGCCATCTTCACCGGTTCTGAATGCTTGAACTGAAAGATTGACTGAGGCCGCTTGCCCCGCCCGCAGCGATGCCAGACCGTGCGCTGGTCATAGACACCCGTTGCGCCTGTTGCGCGGTCCCTGTAGCTTGTCCAGGCGTTGCCATTGTCCGTCGAAATCCGCATCTGGCAAACCGGCGCAGAGCCATCCCCGGCCGCCCGCGCCACGCCTTTTGTGCTTTCGAGCAGGACCGTGCCCAAGGAAGGCCGTCCGCCTTCATGCGGGATATGCGCAGTCCATTCACGAATAATGTCTGTGCCCATCGTCTCTGCAGCGGCCTGTTCATCGGTCGGGTATTCCCGGCTGAGTTCCATGAACGCGCTACCTGTGCGCTTTGAGACATAGTGCTTGCTGCCTGCTGTCAGGATGCGCACCCATGCCCATGTGTCAGAGCCATTCGTCTTGCGCTTGTGCCATGCGCCATCATTCAGGTTCATCACAGCGCAGAAATTGGCCCCGTTCAGGACGTAGAACTCCTGTCCCTCAGCCTTGTAAGTGCTCGCAATCAGGTCATCGGCATCCT